TTTCCAAACTACAGTATTGCTATTATTCTCAATAAAACACTTTGCTTTTTCAATAGATGTATGCGTATTAGAAAAATTCATTTGAACCCAAAATGGAAACCATAATCTCCAAACTTGGCACTCATAACCGTTAAAGTTATCTTTTACAATTCTGTATTTTTTAAATTTTATTTTTTTCATTGTTATTGTTGTTTTTTATTTATAGTTACCTCGTCTATCTTCGCAGAACTTAATCCAATTATCCATAGTATCACAATAGTATATAATGCTTGGATGCTTATCCGCTTCTTTCAATGCTTCTTCTTTGCTTTCTGCACTTACTATCATTCTATCTGGTTTGCCGTTTGATAGCCAATAAAGTATTACGTACTGCTCCATATTATTAATCCTATAAATGCAATAAATACGTGAATAGCCAATGCACCAATTAAAATGCTTACAATATCCTCTTCACGAGTTAATTTTTTATAAGTTAATGAAAGTACTATTAAATAAATAATAGATAATAAAACGTATCTCATAATCTTTTAGTTTTTAGTTTAAAAATATCGGTTTAACCACCCACCGAAAAGGATAAAATCAAAATGGTAAATCGTCTTGCTCTTGTTGTGCGAACTTCTGCGATGCCGTTTGAAGTGGTTTTTCTTGCTTTTCAGCTACTTTAACATCTCCATTGGTGTAAACTACTTTGCCATTACCAATATAACGCTTAGAAGTCTTTAAATCACGTTCTTCTTTTGTTTGCGATTCTGTTAACCCTACGTTGTTACCATACGTATCTGTTGAATCATTGATTGAAATTGTCAAGTTTAGATACTTTCCGTTGTATAACTTGCTTTTGTCGATTTTTGTGACGTCAATTGACGCATTTATAAGTGTTGACATATTTATTAATTTACTCGTTTATAAATTGATTCTTTTTTATTTAATTTTCTGTAAAAAGTTGCTCTTGAAATACCATAATAAGTATATGCTTTTTTTATACTTGAAAATATTTCTCCAGTTTCAGTATTAAGAAGTTTAATTGACCATTTAACTTTACCTTTTGCAGAAATTGACATTTTCTTTTTGGTTTCTTCTGAGTGCTTTGTATTTAATTTTGATTTAGATAATTTAATTTTAACGCTTTCAGGTGTTTTTAATCCTTTATTCCAAGAAGTTTTTCCTTTTAATGATTTAGACATTTTATCTTTTGTTTCATCGCTAAGTTTTTTATTTTTATTTGGATTTACATATCCATTTAAATAAAGTTTTTTTTGCGCATTGCTAAGATATTTTTTTTGTTCATCAGTAAAAACATAAGACTTTAAACCTTCTCCGCCATCTGTTAAATTAGCTAGTGTTCCTTTTTTTAAATTTATCCGTCCATATTTATTTATTAATTTAATTTCTAATTCCCTTGCTTCTTCTATTGTAATATTATCGTGTACTATATTTACAATATAATTTGTTTTGCTAGTAATTTTTTTCCAAATATCATTTTTACGATATTTCCAATAAGCTCTTTTATAAGAATTATTTTGTTTTGATATTCCTATATAAAATACTTCGCCATTATCTTCTCTAGTATGAGTATAAACGTATGCCATATTTTTTTATATTTATATCAAATATAGTAAAATAATATTGCTTGTACTAATTAAAGTTCTCATTTGTTTAAAATTACTAATAATTCTTGATAATACTCTCGTGCAACTTCGATTCTTTGCTTTAATTTTTCAATGTCCGCTTCGTTGTATTCAACTATAAATCTTTTGACACGTAAATTTTTAGGTATATGCTCAAAGCTATGTAAGCTTTCTACTGCCTCACGTACAAGAGGGTCTTCATCAATTAAACATAACTTCCAATGTTCTTTTCTTACTTCGCTTTCTACAATTTGAAATGGTGTATCTGTTAAACAATATACTAACTCCGCTTGTTTGTGTCCTGTAAGCCACATATATCCGATAAGTTGCCAGTAGTAATTTTTATTTTTAAGCACATCGTCAAACATCGGAAAAGTACTTGCAGACCAAGAGCATTTTATATCAGCTAATAAAGTATCATTAACTAAATCTGGTGTACCTACAATGTAATCATTTTTAAACTTATCTTCGTTCTTTAAAATCCAGTTCCAATCCAATACTTCAGATGCTAACTCAATAGCTATATCTTCGTTTTGGTTTCCTTTGTCGGTGTAGCGTGAACTAAATTCTTTGTAGATACCTAATTCCTTTTCTCTAAACATATCTTTGATAAGTGTCTTTGCAGTAGCCGACAAAACCTCGCTTTTACTACGAGATTCTGTCATTAAATTGCCTAACTGCGAACATCTAAATAGTAAACTCATAGCGTTGCAAATGTTACTTTTTGTGATTCTGTTAATTCAAATTGTGCCAAGTCTTCTTTTTTAGCAAGTCCTTTACCTATTGCATCAATTGCTTTGTTAAAACGTTCATCTGTTATTGTTTTAACTTTCTTTACTTGTTCTCCACCAGCATCCGTATCTTTGTCTGTAACGATACCTAAAATAGAACTCAATGCGTAACGTCTAAAGTAAGTTAGTTGACTTCCGTACACCTGAAACTCATTCATCCCTTTGAGTGCGACATCTTTAAGCAATGCCATTTTAGATTCAATCGTTTCTCCAGATTCTACGTGAAACAAAATAGTTGTTAAATTCTCATTTTCTATTAATTGAGTGAAACCCAATCCGTGCTTTTTTAATAGTGGATTAATTACGCTAAAGATTTTAGGCAAATCTGCAAAGGTATATCCATAACCTTGTGTTGCTTTGTGAATTACTGGAACTTCTTGTTGAAATTCTGCTAAACTTTTAAATAGATTTTTCATTTTCTTAGTTTTAAATTGTTAATAACTGATACAAATATAAACATTATTCTTTAATAGATAACTTTTTTATCAAATTATTTTTAATCTGCCAAAAGTCTTGTAATGAATTAGCTTCTAATATATCCAATTCTGCTTCTGTTAGCTGTAATTTTTCTTCATCTGGTATATTAATGCAAGAAACTTCTAACTCGTTTTCTACTAACTCAATTAATTCTTTGAAGTCTGGATAGTTTTTGTTTCTATCGTAACATTCAAGACCGTGTAAAATTGTAGCGTGTCCTTTGCCGAACATTTTACCGATTCTATCTAACGTCATTCTGTTGCTACGTAGAAAATGATATAATACACTTCTAATATAAACCTTTTCACGTTTGCGAGATGGTGTGTTTAACTCGTATCTTTCTATTAATTCTGTAATTTTTATTAAATTCATTTTTATTTAGTTAAATCATATTCAAAGCATATACTTTTATCGTACATAGCTTTTAATATTTGGTTAAAATTTTCTTTTTGTAAAACAATATTCATTGAATCATCAAACTGTTCATCTTCAATTATTATATTATCTTCTTTTGTTCTTGTTACTTTAATTTTTGGTCTTGGATAGATTAATGTTGGTGGTCTATCTTTTTCGTGCAACCCAAATATAATTTCATTTTTTCTATCTTCAGGTGTTATAGATTTATCTTCTTTAATTTTAGATAATAAATTCACATCTGATTCGTGAATATACAAATGACCTAAATTGCTCATTGTAGAAATTACATATAATTTTGGTTGGTAATATTTACCTTTTGTAGCATCAAATGCAAATCTAATATATCCTTTTTCAATTAAAAAGTTTTCAAATGAAGTCATTTTATTGTTTGTTTAAATTTTCAATATCTACTCTTAATCTTTCAAGGTATAAGCAAAAATCCATTGCTTCTTGTTGTGCTTCGTTTATCCAATCAAGCGTGCTTAAATCGGTTCTTTCAAGTGTTACTCCGTACTTCTTTAAACCATCGTCTGCACGTTGCTCAAACTTCTTAATTACGTTTAATACTATTCTGTCTATTTTCATAAGTTTAAATATATTTTACAATTTCGTTTGTTTATGTAAATTGTATTTTGTTTTAAATTTTTCGTTATAATAATCAATATTGCTTATAGATTTTCCGTTTATTGTTGCCTTAATACCATCTTGCCTTGCATTAATAATCTGTTGCTCAAACATTTGGTTGGCTTGCTGAAAAATATTCAAATCCATTTTATCAAGGTTAAAACCACTTTTATTCATTTGGTTTATTAACCATTCTACTGCTGTTTTTTCCATTCTTTTTAGTTTTTAAATTATTACTTTTTATTTTGATTAACAACAAACTTGCGTCAATATCGGTGTTATAAGCAACCTTACGAAACCGTGCTAAGGTCAAAATTGGTTGACTTAATTTTAAAACAATTTCGCCAAAATCCAGTAACCAAATCTATTTTGGTGTGGTCTTTAACTCT